GCAGAACTTCTTCACGTGATCTACTAGACCGGCGTAGATGCAGCGATTCAGGTTATTGACTAGGCGGATCTTACCGTCCCAGAATCGGGACTTGTAGGCGGGCATGAACTCGGCGCCGGGCACCTTGAACGTGAAGGCATCCGAGATCTCTTGGAGTGTAGACGGCTCGCAGTCGAGCCTGACGTAGGCATGATCTACTCTCGATATAGTTACTCTCTCACTCACCCTAATCCGTTCTCAAACTTCTTCCAATCGATGTAGTTCTTGATGGCGTATCCTCTATTCGCTATCGTCTTGAGGATAGAATCGAGGACTTCCACCTTCTCTTCTTGCATGCCGATCTGCAGATTGATGTTAATCAGATCTCTGTCGGCGTCTAGGTATATAGGCAAGTCCTGCTTGAGCAGCTTCAGAGCGAACGGCTCCCATCCTCGGGAGTCCAGCTCGGACTTGTCCATCCTCCCAGTGAAGTAGTCGCTCTTCGCTAGGATCAGTTCTGCCTTGGAAGTTCTCAACTTCTTGAGCCTGAGCCTCTCCTCAGAGAGGATCTTTAGATACTTGCCGTGAAGCTTCGGGGTATTGAGGCTCTCGCTAGACAGATTCAGTGCATCTATCTTGGAGTCCTTACCCCATTCGGTGTGGATGTCTTCCAGTTTCATGATGTAGCCTAGTGTTATATTCTATTTGGATATAGCCGTATTATACACGTCTCGTCCAAAAAGTACATAAGATTATTGATAGCTAGGATAGTTACTCGTTGTCGTGGGATCGAGAGTAAACATGCGATAGGAGAACTCTGCGCTCGCCTCTAGGTATGCCACGTCGCTGAGAGTAGAGTCGAACTTCATTCCCGTCAGACCGACTGGGAAGATGTCATAGAACTTGACTTCGTGCTTTGGATTCTTCGAACTGGACAGGATGACGAGCGATGCGTCTGATCTTATCCTCTGCGAATCTACCGAGGACTTCTCGGCCAGCGCTCTATACTGCTCGTAACTCTCGGGGAATCCGAGTGCCAGCATCCAGTTGTAGATCTCTTTGTAGTTTGTGAGATCCTCGTCGATCTTGAAGTTCACACTGATAGTACCATAAGTCAGCTCAGTGCCGGCTACAGGAATTCTCTGGAAAGGGTTAGGAATAGTAGCGGTATTCAGAGTGACAGTGGGGAAGGATATGGACTGACAGAAGTAGTCCACGTTAGGCAGTCGCGTGATCACGAACTTGTACCCGAGAGGGGACAGGAAGTTCTTATTGGCAGTGACTTCTGCAAATGACGGCATTGTGGGCTCCTTCACTACTATTTAGGCAAAAAGAAAGGGGGAGGTTGCCCTCCCCCAGTTCGTTCGGTTGTCCCGAATCTTATGATTACAGGATGTTGGTGACCAGGACGCGACGGTAGTAGACGTTGCTGTCCTTGGAGATCGCGCCGAGACCGGCGACGTTACCACCAGCGAACGGATTCGCGACTACGCCGTAACGAGTCTTGAAGCCGATCTTCGGCTGGAAGGTAGCCGGATCGACGGCGCGGACCATCTGCAGCGGAACGTATGGGCAGTAGAAGAGGCCAGCGTCGAAAGCGCTAGAACCCTTGTAGCCTACGGTCATGTAGTGGCCAGAGCTGTTATTGACGCCGCTGCCGGACTGACCAGCATACGGATCGATGTAGACGCGCATACGACCATTGAGTACGCCAGCGAAGGTCGCGCCGGTGTCGTCTACCTGGAGGTTGTTGCTGTTGAGAGCCGGAGCGTAGTCGAGAACACCAGCCATCTGCAGAGCGGAAGCGACGTCCGAAGAGCAGAGGACGATGTTGCCCTTACCGCGACGGGTAGCCTTCGCGATCTGGTTGGCTTCGCGCTCGATCTGGAACATCAGACCCTTGAACTTCTCTACAGACCAGCGGCCGTTAGAGTCGGTGTCGAGGTCGAAGATACCGGCAGCGGTGGTGCCTTCGGTAGCGCCGCGGACAGCCGAGACGTTGATGGTGCGAACGATCTCGCGGTTGATTTCAGCGAGGATCTCAGCAGACAGGATGTTGCTGAGCTCGGTCTCGGCGTCGAGGCCGTGGATGGCCTTGAGGTCCTGAGCGAGTTCCATGCTGTACTCAGCCTTGAGGGCGCGAGTGTTAGCGGTTACGGTTACCTTCTCGATGGAGAAGGCCATCTCAGGGAAGGTCAGCGAGCTGTTGCCCAGGCCTTCGCCCTGGTCAGTGGTCATGCCGCCAGCGAAGTTGTACACGTCCTGAGACGCGATGTTGATGGTGTGAGTGGTGTTGCCTGGAAGATTACCCTGGTGCTTGTTGCCGAGGATAGCATCGGTGTTGCTCTTGTAAGTAGCGAAGCGAGTGTTAGCTTCGTTGTACAGAGCTTCGGTGTTAGCCTGGTCAGTGTAGCGAGCGCGCATTGCGAAGATGAGGCCGGTAGGACCGGTCATTGGCTGCACGCCGCAGATGTCGTAGGCTACGAGGTTCGGCATCGCGCGACGAACCAGGCTGATGAGCACTGGGTCGAAGGTGTCGATGGCGCCGGCGTTGGTAGAGTCCGGGTTACCGATAGAGTTGGTTGGCGATTCCATGAGGAACTGAGAGCCGCCCATAGCAGAAGATTCGCGAAGCGCGTTCTCGGTGTTCTCGAGCATCATGGCGGTTACGGAGCGACGGTGCGCGTCCTTGATCGCCGGTAGGTCTGGGTGACCTAGCACCGGCGACCACTTGTTCTGGATTTCTTCATTGAGATACATTGAGTTATACTCCTTGAGTTTTACTAGTATTAGTTGAGCTTGGTGGTGCGTGAGATTGCACGAACATACTTGTTCATTACGCCGGTAGGAGCGACAGTCTCGGCATACTCGCCGCTGTTGTCGAATCCTTCCTCGGTGAGCATCTTCATCGGCTTATTTTCAACAGAAGTGAAGTAGTTCTCCCTGATCACTTGCACCTTCTTAGCGAAAGTCTCCTCGTCATCGAAGCTGAGGCCCTCACAGAGGGTCTTGAGCTTCTCTGCCTGAGTAACGGCGAGTCCGTCGGTCATGCTCTCGACGATAGCGGCCATCTTTGCCTCGGAGATCTCGCTGTTCAGAGCGATGACCTCGTCGGTCTTCTCGTTGACCATCTGCTCGAGCTCCTCGATACGGGATACCATCTCAGAGATGACGTCAGTCTTCTCTTCCGGTACCTCGATGTAGTGCTCGGCGAACAGGTTCTTCAGGCCGTCGATGAACTCCTCGGCGATCTCAGCGCGGAGGCTGTTCTCGAGAACGAGCTTGTTCTCTTCGATCCATTCATTGATAGCATACGACAGATACTTGTCGACGCTCTCGACCATGGCCTCCTGAGCGGCCTCGAGTTCTTCGTCGAGACGGGTAGAGTACTCGGTCTCGAGCTCTTCCACGATGGCGTCGACGCGATCATTGACTGCGGCCGTGAAGAGGGCAGAAGCCTCGGTCACGAAATCAGCAGAGGCCTCTTCACCGAAGAGCTGCTGGAGTTCGGTCTCTACTTCTTCCATCTTAGCCGAAGCGGCCGACGGCTTCATACTGACAGAGGCCTTATGCTTGGCTGACATGTCGCCAGTTGGCTTGGTGTTGGTCTCGGTGTCGGTTTCTTCCTCACCTTGTCCTGGGGTCTCGCCCTTGAGCTTGTTCATCGCGTTATCGCCCTGGCTCTTGTCCTGTGGACGATTCGCGTGAACATCGCCCTTGACGATAGGACCAGGAACTTTAGAGACGCCAGTAGCGCCTCCGCCGACAGAGATTTCTTCATCCATCTCTACGGCCTTGTTCTTGCTCTTAAGCATCATGATGCTCCCTTGTTACGAATCTGATAGATATATTTATGAAATCGCGAATTTACAGCAACCTCAAGAACTTCTCAAAGGTAGCGAGCTTGGCTTCTTCTAGCTGAGCGCTCGACGCCTTCTTGATAGTATTCCTCATCTGCTCTACTGCCTGAGCCTTGATGATTCCGTTGTCCCATACCCACTCGACGCCTTCCATGATACCCTGAACGAAAGCATCTGGGGCGGACGGGTCGGCTACGATGTCTGCGGCGGTGGCCAGATAGAAGTCGTCTTGGACTTCCATGATGCCATCTTTACCAGGAGACAGAGAACCCATGCCACGTGAGGAGACTCCCAACTGCGCACCAGAGTCGATGAGACCGCGAGCGATATTGCCCATGGGGGTCTCAGTAACGAGAGCGCGGCCTATGAAGTTCTTACCTTCCTGGCGTAGATTAGTAATAATGTGCGATACGCGGTCGAGGTTGATACTCGGGCCATTGGGATGACCTAGCTCGCCGAAGGCTCGACCCTTCTCAACGAACTCCTTCATGTAGCGACTGACTTCGCGCTGCATGGTAGCCTCGCGATACATACGCTTATTGCGATTAGCGATGTCGGCCTGTAAGAAGACACCCTCGATATAGAGGTTCTTCTTACCACTTTCAGTAGCTTCAGTGACGTACTTGACGTCTTCTGTGAGTTCAGTGATTAGCTTCATCTATCAACCCCAATCTCTCTTGTCTTGCTTAGCCGCTGCGATCTTTTCAGAAGCAGACTTCATGGCAGACTGAGCGGCTTTCATCTCTCGCTGAGCATTAGCGCGCGCCTTGAGACCAGACGCATGATCGAAACGAATCTGGTGGTGTTGGGCCTGCATCTCATGATGTATAGCCTCGCCGGTGTGATGATCGAATCCACGGTCATCACCGACGTCTTCGGCCTTGTCAGCCTGCACCATGTGATGTTGCAACATCTTCTCGTGATGACGCATGTTGTCTTTATGATGCATGAGGATGTCGTTCAGCTTACCCTTGCCGACCATCTCTTCGAGATATGCAGACTCGTCTGCGCTTATCTCATATGACGCGGTGATGTTCAGATCGGTCTGGACCTTAGGCTTAGAGCCTCTTCCCTTGTACCTCACCTTGCTCGGGGTGATGCTCGGAGCCTTGCGCATCCTGGTAGCGTGCACGCCCTTGATGGCACTAATTTCATCCAGCGCTTCTACTTCTTCTCTTGCAAGTCTTTTAGTTGCTCTCTCTATTCCTCTTACACGCTTAAATGCTTTTTTGAAACTTTTCTCTTTTGTTTTTGGATCATTTGTATTTGTCATACCAGCAGCATAAGCATGTCCAAGCACTTCTGGTGCTGCTTTTCCGATGTAACTACCTAATGCTTTTTTTCCAGCAGAAGTATTACCAACTTCATCAATCTGTTCTACTTCTTCTTTCTTGAGGTGCTCTTTGTTGCGAAGCGCCTCGAGGTCGTCGGCGTCGATATCGTCCTTCGGCTCTCTGAGCTTGGCGATGTCTGCCTTCGACATCTGCTTCTTCTCTTGCAGGTCTACTGCGTTGACGCCGGAGACAGAGAGCTTACGCTGCTGCTCGGCGATGAACTGTGCGTATTTGTCCGCGCTCATAGTTTCTATCTCCTATTAGATTGATTCTGAGGTCTTCTGACCGACGATGACGATAGTGCCATTACCCGTGAGGGTGTAGCTCAGCGTAGCATTAGCCGATTCATTGAAAGTAACTCCATGACCAGCGAGATTCCAATGACCAGTGCCAGGCAGTACCGCGATCGTGTTAGCGCCGCGAGCTACTACCCATTGACCATCTGAAGTGAAGAAGATCTGCTTGATGGCGAGACTAGTCACGTTCTCTACGGTGCTGTTCGGCGTAGCGAGATTGGCGAGAGTGATGCTGCTGTTAGTAGCGGTATCACGGATGACGACGGTGCCGAACTTTTGATTCTGAATGATAGCCATTATTTCTTATATCCCTGATTCTTGCGCATGATGCTACCAGCGGTACTCGCCCACTTGCTGCCCTTCATCTTAGATGCGGGCCATGGCTTCTCAGACTCGCGTGGCTGATTGTACTCGCCCTTAGTGATCTTTCCCTTATAAGACTTCATCAGCTTATTTAGCTCTTCACGATCCATCTTCTCAAAGATGGCCTTGTGCTCTTCAGAGAGGCTGTCATACAGCTCGATCTCTTCCGCGGTGTACTCGATCTCTTCGTTAGTGGCCTTGACTTTAGGCTTCCTGCCAAGTTCGTCAGAACCGATGATCTTCTTAAGTGCTAGCTTTACACCAGCCCTTCTCTTTTCGCCCTTGACTGGATCTCTGCGCTCTGGCTTGGCGCCCTGAACGTAGCGCTGAAGCTTGTCTTTAGTAGATTCATCTAGTTCGGCTTCTTCTTTTCTGGTCTGAACTCGCTTGCCGTCTTTATTCAAACGAACGCCCTTCTTCCAGTCTTCTTTGGAGACGGCATTCGATCCGTGCATCTCTTTGTGAGCGTACCAGCCGTCGTCGTTCTCAGCTTCTTCCTTACGCAGCTTCGGGCCAGCGAGAGTAATCTTCGGCTTCTTGGACGGGATGCTCTTCTTAGAGAGGACGTGGTAGAAATTGGAGTGACTCTTCCCCATGTGATCGGCGTGATCTGCGCGCTCGATAGGCTTCAGCGAGGCGAGGTGTTGTAGCGCCTTGTTGGCGTGTACACGAGGAATGTCGTGCTTAGTGTTATCTTTGAAGTGCACTTCGACGTGATTGGGATGAGTCAGCTTAGACAGCTGATCTTGAATGTGAAGCGTATCAGCTTCTTCACCTGGCTTCAGCTTCTTTGGACGGCCCGCTTTCTTCGCCTCAGTCATGAACTGGTTGAATGTCTTGTCTGTCATCTTCTCAGTTTCCTCGTAGTGTGGTCTTTCCATCTGCGGAGTCGAGCGATACTGCCCTCCTCTGACGGGAGCCGGGTGTTGCAAGTGCTTAGGTCTCTTATTAGACCTGGAAGCGAACGTCTGTCTCATGCCCTTCGGCAGCATGTCTTCCTTGTGCTTCTTCTCGAGGTCGATCTCTGAGACCTGCTCAGAGAACTTACTCCTCAAGCGATAGCCGAAGCCTAGCGGTTGAGTAGGTCCCTCGATGGCAGAGGATGGCTTAGCGCGCTCCAGACCCTCGGGTTCAGGGAACTGCTTCCGCTCCTTGTTGCCAAAGATTATATTGGCTGCCGCCTTCTTATTAGGGATTTTCGCCACGACGCTTCTTGCTGTAATAGATTGCCAGAGACTGCTTGATCTTCTGCTTCTTGCCCTTGGCAGTCAGCTTCTCAGGGTGCTTCATCTCTTTGCTAATGAACTCACCGGCGGTGCCCTCGTTGATCTCGCCGTACTTCTCCACGAAGGCGGCGATGGCAGCGGCGTGAGCCTCGGAGACGAGATATGAAGTACCGGCTACGTCGATCTCAAACGACTGCTTGAGAGGATTGGTTCCGGCCGGGGCCTTGACCTTCGGACGAGCCGGCTGGACGTAGGTCTTAGCGGTCTTGACACCGAGACCTGATATCGCCTGCAGCTTCTTAGCCTCTGGACCGACTGCTCCTTTGTCTAACTTTCGCTGAGCTTCGCGACGCTGCGCAGCGGAGTACTTAGGCTGAGCAGGAGCTGCCGGCTTCTGCTTCTGAACATTTTGCTTCTGTGCAGGAGCGACAGCAGGCTTGAGCTTAGGCTTCGGCGGTGCATTATTAGATCCGGCTGGCGGATCACCGGAAGTCGGCACGATCTTTACACCGGCATCTCTTGGTTCAGTCTGTGTCT